TTTTTGCAAGTGCTATCAATTGAGCTTGGTAACCATGTGAGCCGTTTAAAATTTCAGTTAAGTTTTTCATGTTTATTTCCTTTTAAAAATAAAGGTGTTGTTTTTTAACTACACTTGAAAAGTCACCTTTTTCCTTTTCATGTCCATAATTTTACATAAAAGATGTTTCTAAAATGTTACAAAATACCACTAAATTGTTAATGAAATGTAAAACTTTATATTGGTTTTCATATTCATCCCCTATAGACTGCCTTTAGACAAGTGTGTTCTTTACTTGTCGTTCAATCTATCTAAATAAAATACATAAAGCATATCTATCAAACGTCTACGCATTTCTACTCAAAATATATGCATTACATAGGACTACAATTGAAGGATGTGTATAAATTGTTGGTAACGTTGGGTATAACGTTGTGGTTTAAATGTGTCGTTTGTATTACACATTTAATCCATAATGTTATGCACAATGTTATCAATAGTTTATGCACATCTACTATGCATTACAGTGGTTTTTAGCCCTGATAGTTACCCGTAAGGGTCAAGACAACGGTAGTTTGTTGGCTTGATTCTATGAGGAAGGAGCCTTTGGGTTATTCCTTTCCATAGAATATAGCAGGAATAGCTACCCTAATAGAATGTATAATAGAGTTAGGATAGAGAGGAGTTACTTATTAGTAGAGATATTATATTAATCATACACTTACGGGAGAATAGTATATGATAATTGTAATGCATACTCTAGAAAAAACACTGTCTAGGCTATAAAAAAAGAATATATCTCTAGAAATGTGTAAATATTACCCCTAGGCAGGGGGTTGCACTTGACTTTGTATATAATGAACTACAAGAAATAAATATCTTACAGAAATTCTCATCTTCGATGAGTTAGGGAAAGGGGTAATTTGTAATTATTTTCATTATTTTAGTAAATACTTGTAATTAGGTATTGACTTTTGTTATTTTTTATGATATAATATTAGTATAAGTAACATGTATTACTTGATATAGTTTTTCTTTTTTATCAGGTTAATGATAGTATCAAGGGAATCATGTTATAATGTAATAACTTTAATAATAAATTAAATAGGCACACCTATGGCATTTAACCCAAAAGGTAAAGGTTATGATTACAAATCAGCTATAAAAGCTGGTATGGGTCGTGGACCAAAAGGACACTATGGTTCTGTAGTTCCTGCTACTAGAAAAGAAACAATGACTGGTAATTTACCTAAAGGAAGCTATAAAGTACTTAAAGGTGAACAACATCCAACAATGTGGAAAGCAAAACAAGCAGAAGAAAAACGTGGAGCTAGATTAGTTAAACGTGGAGGTGCTGCACAGAATAGTGCTAACAAAGTTAGAACATACTCTATTCCTACTATTCACATGGGTAAACGTAAATGAATAAACCATATAAAGACAAGATGGGTAGGTATAGAACTCAATCCCTATTCTGGGAGATGAGAGATGAATCTATGGAACCAATCTGGTGCATGAAGGACTATGACTTGGTTAAAGGTGACATCACCTATCCTTCTCTAAAAAAGATTTATATGGCGTATGACCACGTACCAGGAGCTGAGTATGATTTCGCAATGGAACATCTTGGTTCTTGGGACCACTGGATATATTTGTGTAATAACACAACACCAGCAATTAAAGATATGATACAGGCTTGGAGAGATGAAATAGATATTCGTCTTAAGGCTAAAGGTATTAAGTCTATTATAATGCACAGTCTAGATAATGACCCAAAAGGTCTACAGGCTGCTAAGTACCTTGTAGAGAAAGGTTACTCTAAACGTGCAGGAAGACCAAGCAAGGAAGAAGTACAAAGAGAATTGAAGACAGATGCAAAGGCTGCTAAAGAAAGACAGGCTGACTTAGAACGGATAGGTTTAAAGGTTGTCAATGGCAAAGATAGTTAGTATACTAGCTTATATTACTATTATGCCAATAACACCAGTAATATTTTTTTTAATAACGTTATACACAGGAGTATAGTATGGTAATGCTTTTTAGGCAACTAGACGGAACTATGGGAGCACAAAGTCCTTGGAGAGTTGATAATCAACCTGGAGCAGTCAATGCACCAAAACCTGGGTCAGTAGGAGCTAGAGCACTGCAAGCTAATAGTGGTGGTCCTTTAGGAGCATTAGCACGAAGAAGCTTTGAAGAACCAGCAGTTCAACAACAAGCATCAACACCTAAAGAAGAAAAACCAGGTACAGGTGCAAATAGAGGAGCTGTTGGTTCACTAGGTACTTCTAGTGGTATAGGGACTGCTGGAACAGCTCAAGCAGGACTAGTTGGCTCAGTAAATACAGAAGTACAGAATGACGATATATTGTTACCTTATCAAAAAGTATAATGCCTTATCAAACTAAAGGTAAAAGAGATTACAAGAAAGAACTAAACTGGGAAAAGAAAAAGAAACCAGGTAGAGTAAAGGATAGAGCTTCACGCAATGCAGCTAGAAAGCAAGCAGGTCTTAAGAAGGGAGACCCTCGTCAAGTAGACCATAAGGATAATAACCCTAGAAACAATACTAAAAAAAATCTGCGCAAGGTTGCAGCTAAGACTAATCTAAAGAAAGAATCAAAGAGGAAAAAACGTGGCTAAAATAGACTTACCTACCATATCATCTGGTTATGCTAGTAATACAACATTTAATACTACATTTACCACAATAGAAAACGAGTTCCAACAAAAAGTATTATATCGAGACAATCCTACTGGTGAACCTAATTCCATGCAGAATGACCTCGACTTGAATAGTAATGACATCAACAATGTTAAAGATATAACAATGACTGGTGATTTTACTGTAGACGGGGTAGATTATTTAGCATCAATGCAAACCCTATATGACAATTACCTAGCTTTAATTGATAGGGTAACAATTAGTACAGCGTCTCCATCAGGTGGTTCAGATGGTGATATCTGGTTCAAAGTAACTTAAGGAGAAATAATAAATGGCAGCTTTATCGGATTATGCAGAAAAGCTATTACTAGACTATTCGATGACAACAGGTTCTGTTACTCGTCCTACAGCATGGTATGTAGCATTATATACAGTAGCACCAAGTGATTCAGGTGGTGGTACAGAAGTTTCAGGTGGTGGATATGCTAGAAAAACTGTAGCATTTGCAGCAGCAACTTCAGGAACAGGAACTACATCTAACTCAGGAGATGTATCATGGACAGCTTCAGGAGCTGTTTTTGGTACTGTAGTAGCTATTGGTATTTTTGATGCTTTATCAGGTGGAAACTTGTTATGGCATGGTAACATGACAGCATCTAAAACAATTGCTGATGGTGATACATTAGAATTTTCAGCTGGTAATATCGACTTAACCTTAGCTTAAGGATACACCATGGCTGACGGTTTTCGAATCCTTGAAAATGGCGACAGCAGGATTACGGAAGCCAGTGTATTTCGTATAACAGAACGATTTACATTAGGTGAAGCTAATCTTGCAGGAACGGGTACGTTAAGTGCAGATGCAGATTCTACATCAATAGCACTAGCATCGCTTACTGGTACAGGTACAATAGCTTCAATAGGTGTAAGAATACATAATGCAGAGTCTGGATTAACTGGTACAGGTACTATATCTGCAGATGGTGATTTAAAAGCAATAGCACTATCAGACCTAACAGGCAGTGGTAGTATGACTGCTTTAGGTAGAAAAGTATTTTTTGGATTAGGTGATTTAACTGGTACAGGTACAATAAGTGTAGTACCATCACATACACAAGTAGCTCTTGCAGATTTACAAGCAGTAGGTAGTAAATTATCTGTAGGTGTAAGAACACAGTTTGGTCATACTAATTTTACAAGTACAGGGACTGCAACATTTTTGCAAACCTTTACTGCAAAACCACTAGCAGATTTAACTGGTACTGGTTCTATAACAGCAGAAGGTATAGTTAAACAAATAGCTTTTGCAGACTTTACAGGTACAGGAACATTAAGTGCTTTTGCATTAAAGATTAAATTTGGTTTAGCAAACTTAACTGGAACAGGTACTTTAGTAGCAGATGCATTAGAAACAGATATGTATGTTAAAGTAAGTGGTTCATGGGATGACTCACAACCATTTGTTAAACATGAAGGTGTTTGGAAAGAACCTGTAATATATAAGAAAGTAAGTGGTGCTTGGAAAAAAGTTTATAGGAAGGGCACTTAACCATGACTATACAATATGGTGAATTTAAAAGTTATAATGATACTGATTTAATCAGAGATTTAGAAACAGGTACAGATATAAGAATCACAGAATCTGGTGATACTAGAATTACAGGTATTGTATTAGTAAATGCTGGTGTAAGTTATTTAACAGCAGAAGCAACTAAGATTGGGTTCTTAAGTTACATGTATATTAAATACTTAGGTGCTTGGAAAGATAGTCAACCATATGTAAAACATTTAGGAAGTTGGAAAGAACCAACTGAAATTTATAAAAAAGTAGGAACAACTTGGACAAGGGTTAAATAATGGCAAATGTAAAAATATCAGGATTAACGGGAGCTTCATCAGTAGCAGACGCTAATGAGTTTGAGATTAATGAATCAGGAACTTCTAAAAAAGTTACTGGTACACAATTAAAAACATTTGTATATTCTCCCAATGAAATAACACTAACAGGTACTGGTTCTTTAGAACTACCTACAGGTACTACAGGAGAAAGACCAGGTTCACCAGCAGCAGGTATGTTTAGATATAATTCAACTACTGGAGAATTTGAAGGGTATACTGCAGCTTGGGGTTCTATTGGTGGAGGTGCTTCTGCAGGTGGAGTAATTTATGAAAATAATCTTACTGTAACAAGTAATTATACTTTATCAACAAATACAAATGGAATGTCTGTAGGACCTATTACATTAAGTGGTGGTGTTACAGTTACTATTCCTTCAGGACAACGATGGGTGGTATTATAATATGGCTTCAATAATAAATGCAGATACAAGTGGTGGATTAAAATTAACTTCTGATACATCGGGTGAGATAGAGTTCCAATCCGCAGGAACTAAAATTGCATCATTAACAGCAGGTGCTTTGGAAATACCTACAGGAACAACTGCACAAAGACCAGGAAGTCCAACTACTGGAATGACAAGATACAACACAGATACAGGTCAAATGGAGATTTATAATGCTACATATAATACATGGAATGTAGCAGGAATTCCTGGTAGTTCTTATGATATAGAATATCTAGTGATAGCAGGTGGCGGTGGTAGTCCTAACGTTGCTGCGGCTGGAGCGGGTGGTTATAGAGCTTCATCATTATCAGCTCAACCTGGCTCTACACATACAATTATTGTTGGGGCAGGTGGGGCAATTCAAACCGTTGGTGATGATTCTGTATTTTCTACTATCACATCTCTTGGTGGGGGTAGAGGTGGTATACCAAATACAGTTAATTATATAGGTGGAACAGGTGGTTCAGGTGGTGGAACATCCTATTCTTCTGGAGGTACTGCAGTCACCTCTGGCGGCGGTGCTGGAACGGTTGGTCAAGGTAATAATGGTGGTGGTCATGCTGCTTGGGCTGGTGGTGCTGCTGGTGGAGGCGGGGGAGGAGCAGGAGCAGCTGGAACTACAAGTACTGCTGGTGGAATAGGTGGTAACGGAGGCAATGGTTTAGCGTCATCAATTACAGGCTCATCAGTTACTAGAGCTGGCGGCGGTGCTGGCTCTGGAGAAAGTGGAAATGGAACAGCAGGTACAGGTGGTGGTGGTGCAGTTAATTCTAATGGAACTGCAAATACAGGAGGCGGAGCTGGGGCTGGAAGTCGTACAGGCGGTTCTGGTGTAGTTATACTTTCTCTACTTACTGCCAACTATTCAGGGACAACTACTGGAAGTCCTACAGTAACTACATCAGGTGCTAACACTATTTTACAATACACATCATCAGGTAGCTATACAGCTTAAGGAAAAACTATGGCATATTACGCAAAAGTAAATAACGGAATAGTAGAACAGGTCATTGTTGCAGAGGCAGACTTCTTTGATACCTTTGTAGATTCAAGTCCTGGTACTTGGTTACAAACATCTTACAACACACACGCTAATCAGCATCCAAAAGGCAGACCTTTAAGAGGTAATTATGCTGGAGTAGGTTATACCTATGATGCAACTAACGATGTATTCCACGCACCACAACCTTATCCATCATGGACACTAAACGAAACTACATGGACATGGGATGCTCCAGTAGCTTACCCAGATGATGGAGAAGAATATGTCTGGAATGAAGAAACTTTAACTTGGGAAAATAAATAATGGCTGATATAGTATTAACAGGAAACACGTCTGGAGCTATTACAGTTGCAGCTCCCGCAGTAGCAGGAACAAATACACTTACTTTACCTGCAAGTACAGGGACAGTGCTAACAGATACTGCACCTAAAGCGGGGAATGTATTACAAGTAGTACATTATTTATGGCAATCAAATGTATCAACAACAAGTACATCTTATGTAGACAGTGGAATAACAGCAACAATAACACCATCAAGCACAAGTAGTAAAATATTAGTAATAGGAAGTGCAAATGCAGTATTTACAGCAGCAGTTAATACTGGTGTTAGAATTGGTTTATTTAATGGAGCTACAGAATTAACCACTCCAGCTTTCTATGCAGGATATGATACAGCATCAACAGATAATCAAAGAAATGTTCCTTTTTCAAATTTACATAGCCCTTCTTCTACATCTGCTCAAACTTATATAATTAAGTTTTATCGTAATACAGGTTCAGGTAGTGTTGCTATTGGTGCAAATGATTCTAATTCATTTATAACACTTATGGAGATTGCAGGATAATGAATAAACACGAAGCAATATATAAACTTTATCCTAGCGTAGTCACTATTCGTGGTGATGTTGCTTATGATAAAGATGATAAAGAAGTAACTTACAACAACAATGCTGTTGAAACAGAGATAGCAAAGCACTCATACAAACAACAAAGAGTTTCTGCATATCCAACATGGCAAGAGCAACTAGATAATATATACCACAATGGGATTGATGCTTGGAAAGCAGATATTAAAGCAATTAAAGACAAGTATCCAAAGGGGAATAAATAATGAGTGTAGCAATTAACGGAACTAATGGAATTACATATAATGATGGCTCATTACAATCCTCTGCTATAGGTAAGAATCTTATCATCAATGGTGCAATGCAAGTGGCACAGAGGGGAATAAGTGAGACAGGTAAAGGTGCAGATGCAGGATATTTTACTGTAGACAGAATGTATTATTTTGAGAATGGTACAACTGATGTAAGGTTTACACAATCACAATCAACAGATGTTCCTACTGGTGAAGGTTTTGCTAAATCTTTAAAGTTTGATTGCACAACAGCAGATGCAAGTTTAGCTGTAGATAATCAATTAACTTTAAAATACAGAATAGAAGGTCAAGATATTCAACAGTTAAAATGGGGTACTTCTAGTGCTGAAAAGATAACTTTAAGCTTTTATATAAAATCTACAAAAACAGGAACTTTTATTGTAGAACTCTCAAGAGAATCAAGAAAAATATCACAGGCTTATACAGTTTTTTCTTCTGATACTTGGGAAAAGAAAACTTTAACTTTTGATGGTGATACAGGTGGTTCTGTAATTACAAATGATTCTTCCAATAGATTAGAAATAAATTTTTATATGGGTGTTGGTACAAACTATTCTTCAGGAACACTGGAAACTACTTGGACAGGAGGTACTAATGCTGATAGAGCAGTTGGTCAAGTAAATGCTTTTGACAATGCATCAAATAATATTTTATTTACAGGCATCCAACTAGAAGTAAATACAACTGCAACACCTTTTGAACACTTACAATATGGACAGCAGTTAGCTTTATGTCAGAGGTATACAAGAGTTTATGGTGGCACTGGGGCAAATGAGTATATCTCAATAGGGGCAGCAAGTGGTACTACGACAGCAAACTTTGTCATACCCACAATCTCAATGCGAGCAACGCCAACTCTCACTGTGTCAGCCGTTGCAAATTGGCAAGTAGGTAATGCCTCCTCAATCACTTGCACTGGGATTTCCTTGACCAATTCTTCCCCACATTCAATTAACTTGGATGTAACGGTGTCTAGTGGTTTAACGTCTGGTCACGGTTTATACATGAGAGCAGCAAGTACTACGGACGCAAGATTAACTTTAAATGCGGAGTTATAAACTATGTATAAAAAATATAATGACCCATTAACAAATCAAGAAGCAAATGTAATTATTAGATTGTCAGATAATGCAAGTATACCATTTGACCCAGCTAACACAGACTACCAAGAATATTTACAATTCCTTGCAGATGGTGGTGTGCCAGAGCCAGCAGATGAAACTTAATCCAGAAGAAACTATACACCATCAGGAGCAATTGAATGACACCAGAGGAAATTAAAGAACTGAATAAGCAAGCGATGAAGGAAGGCTTACAAGAGTGGTTAGATAAAAAGTTTATGGAGTTTGGGAAATGGAGTCTTAAAGGTATTACAGCAATGGCTCTCGTTGGGCTAGTTTATCTTTGGGCAGCGTCTCATGGATGGGTAGTCAAATGATGTATTTATTATGGTTTATAGGTGGTGCAATCACTTGGGAATTTTATGGTAGAGATTTATGTATCTCACTAAAGGAGAAGGTATGCAGTATATTAAAAAAATTACGCTAGTAGCATTACTCTTTATAAGCACTATAGTCTTTGCAGAGCAATATCAAGTTTATTATTTGAATCCCAATACAAGGATAGTGCTAGCTAAAACTCCATGTGATAATAATGAGAGGGGCTTTAGAGCAGCAGCACAGAATACTAACCACTCTTTCGTTAAAGGATGTTGGACAGTAACGCCTGAAAATATGATACACATAACTTGGAAGGATGGAGATTTTAGTGTCTTTAGTCCGGATATGTTTAGAGCAGTCGTGGAATCAGAAATGGTAAGACAATATAAATGAGCATACTTACACATCTAATTCCAATTGTATTAGGATTTTTTGCTAAGCTAATGGCTATTAAATCACAACAAGCTCATGAGCAACACCAACTTATGCTTGAAGCGTTAGCAGCTAAGTCTGTAGAGATAGATAAAGCGAGAGAGCAATCTAATAAAGAATCACCAATGGCTGCTTGGAATCGAAGAATACTAATGTTTTTTATTTTAGCATTAGTTGCAGTATATCCAATAGCAGGTTTATTTGATATACAAACTGTAATACCAATAGACATTCCTAAATCTAGTTTTTTGTTTTTTGAATGGGGTGGTGGTACAGAATTTAAAACAGTAGACGGACTATATAAGTTTGATGAAATATTCAAATGGGCAACAATGATAGTTGAGTTCTACTTTGGTGGACAATTAGCAAAGGGGAAATAGTTATGCCAGAAGTAAACGGAAAGAAGTATCCATATACAAAAGTAGGAATGAAAAAAGCAGCAGAAGCCAAAAAGAAAATGATGGCTAAAAAGAAAAAAGCTAAGAAAAAATAATGGAGAACTTCTGATGGTACGAAGAGTAATGGTAAAAAAAGATACCTTCCTGATGCGGCTTGGAAATCTTTATCAGCGTCTGAAAAGAAAGCTACTAACGCTGCCAAAGCGAAGGGTAATAGCAAAGGTAAACAGCATGTGGCACAACCTAAAAAGGTAGCAAAGAAAACAGCAAAATATAGAAAAGGATAACATGACTCAGATTGACCAAATCAGAGAGGCTGCAGAAGCAGACCTACTTACATTTATTAAATTAGTAGCACCACACTTATTACTTGGAGCAGTACATGAAGAGTTAATAAGTTGGTGGGGTAGAACAGATAGAAAAGATAATCAGTTAGTATTACTTCCTCGTGGACATATGAAGAGTAAACTAGCTGCATATAGAACAGCATGGTATGTAACTAACCATCCTGAGACTACTGTATTGTATGTATCAGCTACAGCAGACTTAGCAGAGAAACAGTTATATGCTATCAAACAGATAATTGATTCCCCTATATATCGTAGGTACTGGAGTAACATGATACATCCAGAGGAAGGAAAACGAGAGAGGTGGGCAGTAGCTGAAATAGCTGTTGACCACCCACAAAGAAAGCTAGAGGGGATTAGAGATGCAACAGTTAAAGCAGTTGGGCTTACAAGTAATACAACTGGCTTTCATGCCGATATTGTTGTGCTTGATGATATTGTGGTACCTGGTAATGCTTATTCTGAAGATGGTAGAGAGAAAGTAGCAAATGCTTATTCACAATTAGCATCTATTGAGAATCCAGGCGCAGAAGAATGGGTAGTAGGAACTAGGTATCATCCTAAAGATATATATGATACTATGATTAATATGAAAGAAACTCACTATGATAATGAAGGTGATGTAGAATCTGAAATAGAAGTGTATGAGTTATTTCAAAGAGTAGTAGAAACAGATGGTGAATTCTTATGGGCTAAGAGAGCACGTAAAGATGGTAAATCATTTGGATTTGATGCTAAAGAGTTGGCAAGAATTAAAGCAAAATATATTGACACTACACAGTTTTATGCTCAATATTACAATGACCCTAATACTACAGAAAGTGCTAGGATAAACTCAGATAACTTTCAATACTTTGATAAAGCTGCTTTGAATGTTAAAGATGGTGATTGGTATATACGAGATAGAAAACTAAATATATATGCTGCAATTGACTTTGCGTTTAGTTTACGAAGACAAGCAGATTATACTGCATTAGTAGTTGTTGGTGTAGACCATCAAGCTAATTATTATGTATTAGATATAGATAGATTTAAAACAGAAAAGATTGTAGACTACTATCAACATATATTAAAGTGTTGGGAAAAGTGGGGATTTAGAAAGATAAGAGCTGAGGTTACAGTAGCACAACAAACCATCGTTAAAGAGCTCAAGGACAGTTATCTTAAACCAAATGGTATCCCACTATCAGTTGATGAATTTAGACCTACTAGAAGCTTAGGAGACAAAGCACAGAGGGTAGGTGCAGTACTAGAACCAAAGTATGATAATTTACAAGTTTGGCATTATAAAGGTGGTAACTGTCAAACATTAGAAGAAGAGTTAGTAATGGTACATCCACCTCATGATGATATTAAAGATGCACTATCTAATGCTATGGCAATATCATTAGCTCCTAAACTTAGAATGACACAAGGTTTAGGATTTAATAAACCTTTACCAACTCATAGTAGATTTGGTGGTATAACACATTAAGGAATAAATTATGGCAGGTGAAGTAGCTGAAATAGAACAAGCGATTGGACAAGAGAATCTAGCAAGAGTAATGGCTGGACTCTATAATCAATGGTGGATTCAAAGAAGAGAAAAAGAAACAGAGTGGAGAGAGTTAAGAAACTATCTTTTTGCTACTGATACTACAACTACAAGTAATAGTACACTCCCCTGGAAGAATAAAACTACCTTACCTAAACTTACACAGATTAGAGATAACTTACATGCAAACTATATGGATGCATTGTTTCCTAATGATAATTGGATGAAGTGGGAAGGAGCTTCTAGAGAAGATTCTACTATTAAAAAAAGACAAGCTATTGAAGCTTACATGAAAACTAAACTAAAAGAATCTAAGTTTAGGGAAGAAGTAAGTTTACTAATTTATGATTATATTGATTATGGTAATGCTTTTGGTGAAGTAAGATATGTTAATGAAGAACATGTAGACCCTATAACAGAAGAAACTATTACAACATATAATGGACCTAAACTAAAACGTATATCACCATTTGATATTGTATTTAATCCTGTAGCAAGTTCTTTTGCTAAGTCACCTAAGTTTACTAGATATGTTAAATCTGTAGGTGAGTTAAAATTAGATGTAGAACAAAGACCTGATTTACAATATAAAAAGTCAGCATTTAATAAAGCATTAGACATTAGAAACTCTATATCTATGTTTAGACAAGAAGATGTTAATAAAGCTGACGCATACATAGCTGATGGTTTTGGTACACTACAAGAATATTATCAGTCAGGCATGGTAGAAGTACTAGAGTTTGAAGGAGACTTCTATGATAAAGATGAAGAAAAACTATATAAGAATAGAATCATTACTATTATTGATAGAAACTATATAATACGTAATATAGAAAATCCTAGTTATATAGGACAAGATAGTAAGTCTCATGTAGCTTGGAGAAAAAGACCAGATAACTTATATGGT